GAAGGTTCACATTTTTTGTCGGGCATAGTAAAAACCATTCCTCGTTTGCCTAAAAAAGCGGCATACGAGATATGATTAAACTCAGGAAAGGCAGGATGAACAGTTCCATCAGCATCATCTCCATACGTTATGAGGGAGCAAATTTCGTTGAATCGCGTATAGCGTTTCCCCAAAATATTAATAGCTCCACATCGAAACAATAAGGAGTTAACAATGCAATTGATATAAACTGTTAAATTCTGCCCGGAAGGGTTAGATCCAAAGTGTTGCACAATATCGCCATTGTACGCAACTAATGGATAGCAAACATCAGTAGCAATTCCAGTCATGATTATAATATCATACTCAGTATAGCCGCATCTTTGAGCCATGTGTAATAACACACGGAAGGCGGCAAAGGTAAGCTGAGCAGGCATTCTTAGATCATATTTACTGTAATCGCCAGCTAGAGTTGTGGCATCACCAAAACGACCAACATGGGTCATCAATTGGTGCCACTCAAGACTCTGGGCATTTATACCAACGGCGCATTCGGAAATCAGCGGAAAACAAGAAAATATCCGTGCAAGAGGCAAATAGTATTTCCGAATACCAAGTTGTAATGCAATGGGCGAAGCTTGAAATACTCGTACTTTATCCTTATCTAATGGGGTGGGCTCGTCTTTTAGACAAGCCTTAAAGACAGGATAAGCACGATGACCATTCAAGTACTGTTGTTCACAATGGTGCCACTCTTCCCAAAATCTACTGTCTATAATCGCAGGACAGTTAAAATCGGGAAAATCGGCACTATCCATAAGCTCAAGATATTGAGACTTCGGACCAGACAGGGGGTATCCTACTGAAGTATTTGACGGCATCTTATCAATGAAACGTCGGCCATCTATACCACATACAGTTTGCATGTTGGTAAGAGGCTTAGTATCATCAATGAGTGATTGCCAGCGTGGATTCGATAAAATCGAATCCAATTGAAGAGTATAATCGTCATATGCTTGTGAAAGCAAGTGAGGTTCAACTCCTATTGATGGATTGCAAGAATACAACAACGATTCACGCCAGCTAGCCGTAGAAAATTTGGGTTTCCCCCACTTAGGGGGGACACCCATAATTTCAAACACAGTAGGAGAAATAGGTAAAGGAATAACCTCAGAAAAGTATTTTGCTCTTCCAAGGCAACTCCCATACAGGGTACAATTTGTACCACAAGGCAAAAAGTTTAATGGACTCTTTGGATGGATCTGAGAAGATTCATACCATTGAACATCATACAAAACTTTTTTCATGGTTCCTTCACTCTTTGAGAGTAAAATTCCAGGTTTTGCAGACAACTCAATAATAGAGTTGTCTAACTCCTGAATAGTTAAGAAACCAGCACAACCTTGCGGGGAGGATTCAATTCCTCCCAAATGAAATCCAGCAATCATAGGACCATTGGTTTGTGAAACCAACGGTGCCATACATAGACCGCGAAAGGTTTTAAACGGAAGCACATACGAGCATCCACGGAAATTCTGACAGGCACCTGTCGAAGTTTCTCCGTAGATAGCTATTGTAGCGCCATCAACGCGTTTACCTTCACGATCTTTGTAAATGAGAGTGGCATAAGCTTGGCGCAATTCACCAGTAGGGAAGTAAGGACGTAAGTCCTTCCAATCTCCCCCATTAGGAATCCACACCAAGCAAAAATCCGTATTAGGAATATGGACGCTTTGAGATTTAGAAATAAAACAAGAGAAATTAGCACCTACACAAGTAGGGTCTTTCCTCGTAAAATTAACCTCAAGAACATCCTGTTTCCAAGCATGATTAGGAATAATAGCAACATTAGAAAAGGGAAAGAAGGCATCGCAAGAATTGCGCTTGCCTCCAATCACACATGTCATATGTGCCAAATTATTAAAAACCAAATCACACAAAACGGAATGAGTAACACTCTTAGATTTCAAAGTACAGGGCAACGGTTTGGCATCGGGAATGGACCACGGATTCAACTCCGCATCACGCTCTACAATGTCAGATAAATCTAGGGGTTCAAGATTTCCTTGTTCCTCAGGTATTACACGAAGATGGGACCATATTTTACACACAGTATAAATGGCTCCAGCTATCGTGCAATATTTGAGGAAAATCTTCATTTGATTTTCGCGTACTGATGCAACCATAGCAGGTATCGCATCATTACGACGAAGAATCTCCTGAAAAACATTTTCCCGACACATCAAAAAATTTTGAAGATGCAAAGTAGCCAAACTAATAGTAAGGCTAAATATAGAAAATCGGGAAAAATGCACTTTCGGAACTTGTAAAAGGAAACTTGAAACAGCAATTGAAGACAAAGCTGATATTGAGTATGAAGCAGGTATCGTAAAAATAGGTGCCCCAGCACTAAACCACATAATAGGAATGGGTAAAATGATAGGGACACGTTTTCGCAATGACCATAATCCAAAGGATACAAAGGGTAAAACAACAGGGAGCGGACGATTCCATAACATCATGGCTGCACCAACTAAGGCACAACCACAAATGGAAGAAATCTGAGATTTAGCATAGGCCATTATGGAATCGCGTTCCATATAGCACACAATCTGCTCACACCACTGTTGCTTCAACCAAGTTCGGGGAATCCAATTTGTCCATTTAGACACCCATGAGTTTTCAAGATCACGGGCGAATTCAAACAAACGGGATGTAGCATATTCTTCGAGACGGGTACTCAAAGAACCAAGTTTAGTAGATGAACGGGAATACCATTTCCAACCAAAACCAAGAATTGTAGAGGACAAAATAGAGCCAAATTGCTCCTCATATTTCTTGGGTTCAGAAGAATCAGGATAAAAGACGTATTCACCAACATGTCTGTGCTTGTTAAAACACTTGCAATAACAATGGGTAGCCAAATGAAGTGAGTAATGAATATGCTCAACCATATCAGTAGTAGGAATAATGCGATCACAAAGATCACATATTAATTCCTTTTCTGATCGGGAGCGACATTCATAACACACTATATTGTCTGTGCATTCACATTGAGATTTACTTACCAGTTGGCCTGGAAAGAGAACTTCAACAGGAATACACTTACAATACATATTAGGCATACCACATGTCGGGCAAATGTTCAAACGAGCTTGCAATGAATTGGCTTCATCAACTAAGCGCATCTGATCAAGACGATGTTGTCGAGATAAATTCAC